CATGCTTGATAGTGCTTTGAATTTGCTGACGCAAAATTTGACGCCAGTTCATTTTAGGTTCTGTCAACTCACGGATTATACGCTGAATTTCAGCAGGAGTGTTACCTGCTCCAGCAGTCTGCGCCGCGGTGATAGTAGCTTCGCGAATTTCGTCACGAATCTTTTTCAATTCTTCTTTACTATATTGTGGCCGACCTTTACCGGATCCGGGTTGATTACCACTACCATCGCCATCACCTTTTTGCCAATCGATATGTTCGTCGAGCAATTGACCAAGAGCAGACAAACTTTGTTCGTCCATGTCTTCGTAAATTTCGTCGTACACTTGTTCAGCACTTTTGCCGTAATGCTTAGGATCGTGGAAAATTTTAATACCTTTTGGCTGATCTCCAATACGGTCTCGAACCAATTGCCCATTTACACAATAGTCGATTGCGGCATTCCAAATGCCTCGATCTCTGCCTTCTGTGCGGGCAATGTGGTCAAATACATTGTGTAGGATTTCGTGTGCCACCACAAACTCAACTTCTTTAGCACTGAGTTTTTCAAAGAACGGTCGGCTGTAGTACAGGCTGCGCCCATCTGTAGCCGCAGTATTACACCATTCGCTGGCATCGACAATTTTCAATCGCGTTGCCATGTTGCCAAAGAAAGGATGGCGGAGTAGCAAACCAATCCGTGCTACAATAATTTTATCAACAATTGGGTCTAAATCATGCGACATACTTGCTCCTGTTATTTGCTATAGTATATATTATAACACCGCCCGCAGGCGGTGTCAATTGGATTTGGCTACTAATCAACGCTTTTCTGTGGCCGCCGCAATGTACTTACCGAACTTAGCATGGAATGCGTCAAAACACTCAATCTCATCTGGATCCAAAGGCAGTTGATATTGTGTCAACGCAAGTTTAGTACCCATAACAACCAATTCAGTTTCGAAATTGTCCATCATGAATTGGAAGAAACAGTTAACTTTATCGTTAAAGCCTTTGTCGTTTTTATCAGACGCATCTTTCAATTCATAGCACAGGGACACAGTCAAAGAGTACATGGCACTAATTTCTTTAGTATCCATTTTCTTAACCTTGCCCTTGAGAATCTCTGTAGGGTTAGGCAGTTTAGAGGCAATCTTACGATGAGCCATAAACTTAATGGCAAGACCTTCACCAACCGCACCCGACACTAAATCTGTCAAAGTGTTTTCGTCTTCGTCGTCATCAAACAACAGTTCACTAACAAATGCCCAGCTACGTGGAGTGGCAAATGCCTTTGAGCTAGAACGAGGATCAAAATCGTACAAGTCTTTCTTGCTAAAAGTCAAAAAGCCCACAACGTCTTTGTGTTGGCGATTTTCAGTAGCCCAGCTAAAGTAGTCGTCCCAATCAACACGCATCTCCATGTGAACAAAACGGTTAGCCAACGGAGCAGGCATACGATAAGTAACGCCCTTGTCAGCTTCACGGTTACCTGCTGCCACAATGAACACATTGTCAGGCAGTTTATAAGTACCTACGCGGCGATTCAAAACCAACTGATAAGCCGCTGCCTGTACAGCAGGAGCCGCACTGTTCATTTCGTCCATGAACAGGATAATGTTTTTATGCTTGGACGCTTCGACTTCGTTAGGCAACTCAATTGGAGGAGCCCATGCCATGCGGCTAGTGTTAGCATCAAAGTAAGGGATACCTTTAATGTCAGTAGGTTCCCACAAGCTCAAACGAATATCAATAACATGAGCTTCTAATTCTTCGCCCAATTGCTTGACAATATCTGACTTACCAATTCCGGGAGGACCCCAAAGGAACACAGGACGTTGTGCCTTAAAAGCACGACGAAGGGACTTTTTAGCGGCTTTAGGGCCAACGGTGCGTGAAACAATCTCGCTCATATATACTCCAGGGTTAAAAAAACGTTGTAAACTAAGTGTCTATGTATGTATTATAAACGATATCTGTGCCCACGTCAACTGTTTTTTAACTTTTTTCTTCGTTTTGAGCATCCTTTTTTCGAGCATTCATAGCTTTGACTAGTCCATATTTTCGAATATCATCCGAAAACATGTATAGCTCAAAAGCCTTTTTTTCCGAAAAAACGGTTAAACTTTGTCCTGTTAAGAAATAAGGGCAGTCCAAATAGTTGTCAAAAAATATGATTGTTTGGGGACTAAGTTCAATTTTATCTGTGAAAGGAACTTCAAATTCTTCCAATTTAAGTTCGCCAATTAAAAATTCATATCCTTCTAGACTCAGTCGCAGTGCTCCGGATTCTTTGGTACGTTTACTTTGCCACCATTTGTGTAAGTGTAGTTTGACATTGGCTTCATCCGTACTACGTTCCATTGATTTAAGGAAAATTCTAGTGTAAAGTTCTCGACTAATCATAATTGATCTTTTATTTTTTTAAACACATTTTCAGCAAATCTTCTATGTGACATTTTACCAAGGTGCATGCCATCTCTTGCCACGTCTTGATGATTAAAAGTTATATCTAAATTATTAAAATTTGATAATCTATCACATATTGTTTGTATTATATTACAATCTGGATTATTGGACCATGTGTTTTCTTGATTTTCTATTCCGATATGGTAGTGTATTTTAGATTCTTTAAATCTAGCAAGAGTGTTGATTAACATCAAATTTTTATAACTTTCAAAAGCGGCATAGCCCTCGTCCATAAATGTTGGATCTGCTTTAGTTAACTTTCTCTGTAGACTGTCAGAATATTCCGCATACTCCTGCCAATTTGGAACATAGTCTACTACTGCATCTTCTAATATAATCTCACGTCTGTACATACCAGGAACTGAAAAAAATATTAATTTTGGATTAAGTTTGTGTATATGTTTTTCTAATAGCATTGCCTGTCTATCTATACTCGATCCAGCTGTTGCCAAGTTCCAAAACGGAATTTTTTTACCTGTATAGTCTTTAATTTTGTTTAACAGTACGTTTGACCATACATCTTGAATTTCTAAACCAACTCCTGATGTATGACTACACCCTAAAAATACTATAGGTAGTTCACTGGTAGTTGTAAATTCGTCGCATCTAAATCTTTGACTATTGTACTTATAACTGTATGTTTTTGATCGTTCCAATGCCAAGTTGGGGTGTTCTTTTAAATCATGATTTGACCAAAATCGTGGTTCGTCAGTCGCACAAAAAATATGTTCTGAACCACCTTCGTAAAAGCAAACAGTACTGGCGTGATCTAGAAGATGATTTATGCGACTCATTTAACGATTTCTCCAGCAGTTAATCTAACCACCTGAAAATCACCACAATCGAACATCTGATTTAATTTTTTTGCTAGATTGATAGCATGTCCAGGGTTGCTAAATGATACTTTCTTATATTTAGGACCTGGGTAGGATGTAAGGCTGTTAAAGCTCTTTAAATTGAAAGGTTCGTTTTTGTAAAATACTGCCCAAATAGCATCGGACTCTAAAACTTGTTCGGTTTTATAGTTCTTTTTATTGGTGTATTCTAAAAGTACCTTAGGCTTGGGTCTACTCATATATGCGTCCTTAATATACGCATATATTTATCATCTAGGTAGTGGAAAATCCCCCACCATCCATTTTGATAGTAACTTCGCTGCCTTGCGCCTGTGCCAATTTGCTTAACAATTCGTCTTGATCTTCTAGCAATTTGGCAGTTATTTCACCTAGACTATAAGCCAGCATCTTTGCTGACTTAATGTCTATTTTTACTTCTTTTTGCTGTGCCAATTCAGCACTTTTTACCTGCTGAATAAACTGCTGAATAGGCAGTGTGTTAATTGGATTTGACATTACTTAGTACCTGTTTCATTTCAAATTCTGTTTTAAAAGGTCCACGGTTCTCGTAGCGTTCAATTGTAATTAGTTTAGGGCAGAAACTTTTAACCCAACCTTTGTCAAATCGAATAATATAATAACCTGCGCAATACAAACTTTTGCTAGCTTCACTTTTTGTAAACAGGGGCAATTTCTTTTGTACATTATACATGGGATTACATGGAGTACAGCTTGTTGGATACCCGTGTACATCTTTGCTTTCATCTTGACTAATAGTAGTTGTAATTTTACCACTAAAAAAATCCTTCCCGAATGCTTTAATAAGCTCTTCTTTTTTGCCAAAGAAACTACTGCCGTCTTTGCCACTTAACATATATTTGTTATTTTCTTTCTTGTGTAATGTACCAATCTTTTCTCCGTCTTGTTCTACAATCCAAAACTTGCCATCTACGATGGGCTTGGCGTGAATTTCTGTCATAATATTTTCCTCACAATCTTGTGTTTCATTTGGACATGTATTTTTATATAAACATATTGTCATTTGTATTTTGCCTGAAATGGTTCAGCATACTGCTGAATGCTGTCAATCATACGTTTCATATCGTATAGTTGACAAAATTTTAATAGTCTAATGCCCACTTGATCAACAGTCTTGGGTACAGCATTAGTTGTAATTGTTTCTTTAATAAAAGACTTAATGTCTTCAGGCTGTGCTTTAAGGTCGATCAGCTGACGATTACGGTGGTAGTCATCTAGCACCCTGTGTTCACCGCCATTGTGATCAACCCACCTCTGCAACATGAGATTGTTCCACGCGAAGCCTTTGTTACTGCGGTCCTTAAATGCGTCTTCTAATTTGTTCTTACGAACTTTAGGATAGGCACTAAAGACATTATCGCTACTATCGCCACGCATACACTTCTCGAACAAAATCCATTCAGGATTAGGAATATCTTTAGGCAAGCCAGTCTTAGTGTCTTTAACCATTTTACCTTTTTTATCAAAGATGCCTTCGATAGTGGTAAGTGTTTCAGCTACGCCGTTATACTGTTTGACATTGTCGGCAATCAGCTGATGAAAATCGCTGTCTGTTGAAATGATCACGTGGCTATCATCAGGATGATCCGCAATGAACCCAGCAATTAAATCGTCTGCTTCTAGCTGACTATGTTGTAATACTGTACAGTTAGTTTTCTCTGTAATGAACTTTTTAAACTCGTCAAACGCTTCCCAGAACAACTTATCTTCTTCTGCTTCTTTGACAGTCATGGCCGCACGAGTTTCTGCCCTATTAGCCTTGTAGGGCTTGTAATAATCTTTGCGCCAGCTTCGACCTTCGAGGCAGAAGACCACGTGCTTCCCTTCAAAGTCATTCCATGCTTTTTTGATACTGTTAAATGTGATATGGAATGCCATACCTACTTTAATATCGGCATCGCCGCGAATAACGTGTCTAGCACGAAAGAATGTGTTAGCAGTATCAACTAAAATATATGTCATGAAACCTCTGACTTGCCTTTGGCAATTGGAACTACGTTAATATAACCGGCACCTCTACTAGTGTCCAGACCTTCCTCGCCTAGCATGTTTCTAACAATGTCACGGAACCAACGATCTACAATCTCTTCGTCCGGGTCACCATCGAAACCGTATCCAGCTTGTTTCAATTGTAACACAAAAAGTTCATTCCAGTCAAGCTCAAAGAAGCCATTACGGATATTATCTTTGTTAACGTGCGTATCCAAAACACTTACCCACGGCTCGCCTTTGGCAGTAGCACGATCTTTTGGTGTCATCTTGGCAACGGCTTCTGCCTTCTGCGCTGCCTCGGCGGCATCGAGTGCGGTTTTAGCAATCTTGGCAGAATCTTCTGCGGCTTTTAATGACGCTTCTGCTTCCTCTTTAGCCTTGGCCTTTATCTTATCGATGCCGGTTAAGCGTTCAATTATGTCTGTTATTTTCCCCATCCGTTCCCCCATAAGTCTACGTGTAGTCTTGGGCTATAGTAATAGCCTCTTTTTAATGCTTCGTCGGCAATGTGTATACGATTACCATCATACACACTGACAACACCGCCCACAGGCATAACGTACACCGGTCCTACAAAACCTGCGTCACGATATGCCATCACAGCTTGATCAACTTCGTCAAAGTGTTCTAACTGATCCACTACGAATTTCAAATATACAAAACCGTATTGTTGATAGTCTGCTACCACATCGGGTTTAACAGCATCATTCCATTTTTCTCCGCTTGCGCTTAATTTAGGACTTACGCTAAATGTAATTTCTCTAAACGAGTGATACCAATTATCTAAAAATGTTTTAAATTCTTCATGTAACGGCTGGGTACCGTTTGTTTCAAATGTTAGATTTTTTAAATCCTGCATTTTTGTATGATTCAGTAATGCGGGATATAACTGTTGCCAGCCCAGCAAAGGCTCACCGCCTGTGATAACAAGATGTACATCGTTACCGTTGCTTTGTACCCAAGTATTTTTATTAGGTGTTAATCCCAGTATCTTAGATACAATCTCGTCAATGGTATAATAAGGACTTAGTTCTTTGAATGCCGGATGCCAACTAGCATAGCTATCACAACCTGTGTTAACTAAGGGTAATTGTTCAAATGTTTTGTAAAGGTGAACACTGTTAGCAATAGGTTCTACCTCGTTAGTTAGTTCGCCTTTAGGCATGCCAAATCCAGCACATTTAAAATTACATCCGAATGTTCTTAAGAACACACTAGGTACACCAATAAATCTACCTTCGCCTTGTGCTGAATAAAATACCTCACTGATTTTTATCTTGTCCATCTTCTTTCTCTTTCTTAAATTCATTGTACGAAGTAGTAATACTATCCCATACTGCCCACTTAAACAACCAAGACAACAAGGATGTTAAACCTAATACTAGCAATAAAGCACCAATAATTCCAGGTAGTAGAAATCCTATAATAACAGAAGTCATAGCAATAACATAAACCTTTTGCCAAGGTTTCCATTTACTCCATTGCCATACTACAAAATTGTAAACGTCTTTCAATTTTTTAAACTTTCCAATGTTGCGATTTTGGCAATACGTTCTCCAAAATCTTGATCTTGTGTAATTATGTATGTTTGATGATCACTGCGATCCTGTCTGCGATCATATCGACTAAATTCTACTATTTTACCACCTATGGCATTATAGACTTTAAAGTGTAGCGTTGGTTCACTATCGATAGACTGT